AATCTTCAGCACCTCTTTCCATCAAAGCCATTATAAGGTCTGGTTTTCTCAGAACCTGTTTGCTCATCTTATTATCCTGTCTCACGACAGCGTGTCGTTTCTGGTTGATATGGACTCTACGGGAGGCGATTTTTCTCGTCTCTTCCTTACCACGCAAAGGTTCAGTTCCAGACACGCCCTTACCAGTGAGCGGATATACAATCGGGACTTCCATATCGATACTGCCGAAGGTCTCGAAATCCTTGGCGACATCAATAACATTTCCTGATGGTCTCAGCTGTCTCGCTGGATTGGTTGCATAGGATGATTGTTTTCTGAATTTGTCATAGTCAAGGAAACCAATGAATGGTGTCCATTTCGATTTCCACCAAACCGCTTTCTCGATTTTCTTCGAAAGCAGTGAGCGGTAAATCGACATCTCGTTAGTATATAAGCTTCCTACTGGCATAATTCAAACTCCCTTATTTAATTTTACCTCTTAATTCTTCAAGTGCTTTGTTCAAATCGTCTTCACTAACTTCATAGGTTGGTAGGTTCAGCAGGGTCTCGAATTTAGTTGATTTCGATACCTGTGCCTTACCAAGCCCAGAGTTAGCTGATAGTGATGGTGGCGGAGATTTTTTAGTGGTTGGGTTTGAATTATTAGCTCTTAATTCCATAATTTTATCAAAATTTAAGGATAAGAGTTTTTCATAAACCTTACCTTTTTTAATTATAGGGATTTTGCCCCTATACTCAACCACTTCAGGATTCGCCTTGCCATCGACGAAGAGGATGTTGTTGTAGATGTAGTCGTTATAGAAGTCTTCGGTGAAGTTCAGGTCTAAGCCTAAGTCATCGGGTTCGAGACCGAATTGACTTAGTTTTTCTTTGAATCTCTGGATGTCGTCGTTGATGTTTTGCATCGCAAGGTTTTCCCAATTTTTAGATAAATCCTGAACTTCACGGATTTGGTTTTCGATTTCCTCTGTTTCTTTTGTCAACTCGATATTAAATTTTGCGAATTTAACAGGGTTTTCGACTTGGAGGTTTTGTAAGTATTCTGTTATCGCATATTTTTTGTCTTCGTATTCAGGTAAATCTGGGTATTTTGTTTTCAGTTTCAAATAGACTAATTCATAGAATTTGTTTTCATCTATTTCAGCTGGAATGTTTTGAGGTAGATTGGTTTCGGTTTCAGGTTTTGGTTCTGGTTTTGGTTCGGTTTTTGATTCTTGTTGGGTTTGTTTTTTCAATTTCTCGATGTATAATTCGGCATTGACATAATTCTTCAATGCCTTTTCAGTTAATTTCTCGCCTTTAATAGGTTTTAAAATCTTTTGAATATGTTTTGGTTGGGATTTGATGTAGTCGTCGTTGATAAAAACAATCTTCTCTTCCTTAGTCAGGTCTTTGATTTTGTCCTCAAGTTCCTGTAGTTTCTCATCGCTATCGGCTTCTTCGATTTCTTTGGCTATGGTTTTTAAATCCTCTTCATCGGTTTCGGTTGTTTGGATTTCGTCTTCGATTTCTTCAGTGTCTTTGCTTTCGATTTCTTCGAGTTCCTGATTTTGGATTTTTTCTTCCATTTCAACCTCTTGTTTTTGAAAAATATAATATTAATTATTGATTTTGTCAATACTGAATCCCTGATAGCCCGCTGTCTTCGGCGTTGCTAAGGGTTTTACTCAATTCGTCAAGATTAAGGTTTCTGGCATTGTTTTTGATATCCTGATTTTGTTCTGGTATAAGGTTCTGGTTGTTGATGTTCTGGATATGTCTAATCATTTCATCTGCGAATTTAAGACCAGAGGCTTTGATTAGGATAACTGGGTCAATATATGCTGGATTTATCGAAGCTATTAATTGGCTTAACGCTATTAATTTATTGAATTCGATTTCTCTCTGAGCCTTTCCATATGGGGTTTTGGAGACAATGACATCGTATTTGCCTTTAGAGATTTCATTTATTCTTGACTTCGTCCCATCTGGCATTATGATTTCTTTATTAATCGGGAGAAATGCGAAATCCCCATTTTCTGGATTTACGATTCTAATAACTCTTTCATCGGTGAAGAAGTTCTGAATGTATTCGAGGTTGTTTTTGGATATCAGAAGCATCGCCGATTGTCCGTTATCAGCAATCCATTCCTGCATCAACTCACTCTGCATCACCTTCTGCCTGAACAAGACCCCGCTTTCCTGAGCCGATTCAGAACTTGCGAGTGCGTTGTCCCTGACACCAGAAATGATTTTGACAAACTCCATATCCTCAAGTTGTAATTTATCAAGAGCAGTTGGCATCTGCGGGACTTCGATTTGCTTAATCCTGCCCTGACTCAAAGCCCCATCTCTTACTCTTTTAATCCCTCCGATTTCATTTGATAGAAAATCATCCAGATGGTCTTTAATCGCACTTTCTTCAGTAATCCATCCGCCGTGTGCTACTCTTGTGATATATGTTAGCATTGTATTTCTTCTGTGGTTAGCACTTCTTACTGGGTCTTTGATTAAATCAATTATTGATTTCGTTTCTAATATCGATGGATGGAAGTCATAGCAGAAGATTGGGACGAATTTGAAATTAGAAAGTGGGTGGATGTCGTCATAGAGTTTGAGGTTCAGTGCTGGGACGATAGAGATTTGGAATATTTTCTGGACTTTTCTTTCCACGATTTTGTAATCTATGCCTTCGTAATTTCGGAGTATGAAATCGAGTTTGTCTCTATCATACCAGTCGGTTTTATTTAGGTCTTGGTTAGATTTTTTTATCAGGTCTGAGATGTCATAGCTTCCTTCATCTGTTATTATCGTCATCTGGTTTACAAGTCTTTTTTCATAGAAGTCGATGACTTTGAACAGACCTTCTTTGACGTTGACGATATCAATAGATTTTTTAAGTCTTAGTGTATCAAATCCCTTAGACGAGCCGTAATATTCTGTGGAGAAGTCAAAAATTCTTTCTACCCAGCTCTTGATCGTGTTTTTGATTTTATCTAGTGATGACTCACCCAATACCGCTTTGGCGTTTTCGGTAACGAGGTCTTCGAGTTCGGGATTGTTCTGGGCATAGATTTGGATGATTTCTTCATAAGAATACCAACCGCTGTCGGAGATGAAGTTACAGTCTTTCAAATCCCGTCTTGTTGAATTCGGGTCGATTTTGATTCTAATCGGGGGATAGTTTTTGATATCCACCATACCCTCTGGGAATTCATTGGAGTAGATAAAATCCTGTTTAATCCATCCGATTCTGCCGACGACGGCGTTTAAAAAGGCTTTACTGATTTCGTATTCTATGTCATTGGCTTGATAGAGTATGAAGTCATTGATTTCTTTAACAACTTTAGCCAATTCGGTATCCTTAGGTTCTTTGGGCAGGAAATCGACGCCGATTAATGAGTTCTTGAAGCCACCGATTATTCTTGTTATAATCGGCATAAAGAGATTGTATTGGAATGTCGGTCTCTTTTCTCTTATCAGTTTCCTTAAATCGTCTTCGCTATAGATATAGCCTGCGAGGAGGTTGAAGTTTTGAATCTGTTCTTCGTGAAATCTACTCCAGAGTTCGGAGAGTATGGTTTCGGCACTATAAACTCTTGCTATGGTCTGGATGTCGTTATAGTTCATAATCAAATCCCCATAAATGAGTGTTCTGTGTATTTCTTCTTGATTTTATTAACCCATTTCGGCAACGCCACGGCTTCTCTTCTTTTCGGGCTCTCGACATAATTAGCAAAATATCTCAGACAATCCATAGTATGGTCATCTTTTTTTAACGGCTCTTCGGCATAATTAGTTTTAATCGTTCGGTTGATTTCTTTCCATCGATAATTAGCGATTTCCTTTAACGTCCATTCACAATTTGAGCATATCAACAACCTGTTTTCTTTAAACAGGGTATTGACCCTATCTATTCCCTGCAACAACACATTTTCCGCTGGAATGAAATAGACGCCGTTGTCAACGAATTCGTCGTGGATTGATTTCCCATCACTTCGCCGTGAGAATGTCGATGGGTCTATTAATAACGTGGCGTTGTCAAAAATATATGGATGTCTTTCCTTAACGACATAAGCGATATCCCGTATCAGCATCTCGGATTTGTAAAACTCATCCCAAACCCTTGCCACGCCGTCGAAGTCAACGCTAATCCATAAAATCGCAGTGGGGTT